CCGCCGCCGTAGACTGCGTGCGTAACCTGCACGGTGTCGATCAGCAGCGAAATGCCACCGTTGCCGTCTGGATCGGTCACGGGATACGCTGTCACCTTGATGCTGCCCTTTGAGCCACCCCAGAAAGCTGTGTCGGCCAGCGGTTGCTTCATGCCGTCAATGACGCGAGGTTTTTCGTTCTGCTGGCCTTGGCTGTTTGTGCCGTTGCGCTTGGCGCGGAATTCATAGTTGCCGCTGTCAAGTTTCTTCATGCCAAATATCTTGCTGAATGGTGCTTTAGTCTGGCACGTCTCATAGTGTGCCTTCAGCTCGGTGTGCAGCGTCTTGGCCTCGTCGGCCTGCATCTCCCAAGCTATAGAGTACGCCGCGTTTGACGCTGTTGGCGCACACTCTTCGCTCTTCTTCTCCGAAGTATTGTAGCGATAACAAGCGTTGAGCCGGGGGTATTTAAACTCAACGTTGCGGATCATTACGGGTTTAAAGTCTGTTTTAGCCATCTGTTTTTCTCCAAGCTATTAAAGTTCGACTGCATCTAAACGCAGCCACCGTGGCAGATCAATCACATTAGTTTGATCTGACCAACCAGTGTCCCACTTCTGGGCCTCGTTGGCTTTTGCAATCTTGCGCAGGGTCATGTGCATTTCGCCTTTCGCCCAGTCAAGATATTCCTCATGTATTATATTTGTCGAGACTGCGTGTGCGCCTGATTTCTCAACGTGAACGAATACGAACTGTGACGCCTCATAGCCAGCCTGCTCAATGCAGTGCATGTAAAAGGCTTGCTGTATCGCGTAGTTGTACGAAATCATGTCCTTCGCCACGCCTCTGGGGCTGGCGTCTTGACACGTCTTTAGATCGTATAGGACACCTTTGGCATCCCAGTAGCTGTCTGGGCGGCACTTGATTTTCAGCCCAGTCTCAGGGTCAGTGGCAAAAAAGCTGGCCTCGTTGACCGTTGTCGGCCCAGCCATGCGCTGTCCCACTGGGTGAAACAGCACACTATCGGCAATATTCCGCGCAAGGTCATAGTCACCAGCGGTCAGCAAGGTCTGATCGTTTGCCTGTGCCTCTTCATGTGCTTCCGTCCAAGCCTTACCTCGGCGGGTTTCTGGCCCACGGATGATGCCCTTGCCATCCTCTAGCACCATTGCGTGTACGGCGGTTCCCATATCAAACACTGGGCTTGGGCTGTATGTCTTCGCCTTCCAATGTGCCAGCGACTTGCTGTGAACCATCTTAACGTCAGATGACGATATATGATCCTTTTTGGCATGGTATTCCGTGTTGGTTAGTCTGTCGGCTGGGATCATGCTCATTATATTTCGCCTTCTAGCTTTGCATCAAGCTCACGAGCGTAAGTTTTTGAGATTGACTCAAGCGCATCACCGATTTGGAACAGTGCTTGAGCTATTCCATGAATGTTTCCCCCACCTCTGGCCATAGTGTCAAGCGCATCGGCTACGCCTGAGCCACTACCGTGCATGTTCCACTCATGGCCAAGGCTCTCAGCGGCGTGGTCAATTAAAGTTTTAATTTGGTCTTCAGTCATTGCATTGCCTCCCTAGCAATAAAGCAGAAGGTCTCAAAATCGACCTCTGCCGTGTAATCGTGATCACATTCAGTTAACGCAGCCAGCGGGATCACGCATCGCATTGGCTTACGGTCGTATTTGTAAATCAGGCACGGCATCTTTTGCTCACGCTCGGCGGCAACTTTAACTTGCTCCCACCATGCAGGCGCACCGCCGATTGGTCCGTCCTTGTAGCGCTTTAGCTCCAAGGTAAACGGGAATGCTGGATCGTCTGGGATCAGGTCGGCGTGAGCGCCAGCCCGGTATTGCTCCAGATCGCGCTTGAAGCCGATGCCCAGCTCATCGCGCAGCATGTTGGCAACTTCCCGCTCAAATGATGCGCCCTTGTTGCGCCCGTTGACCATTAGTCAGCTCGCGGCTGTTCAGCGTGAATGCCTGCATTGGCCGCCACGGTTAGTGCCGCCGACCTGATAAACGTGGCCAGCGCCATGCCAGTGCGCTCCGCCGCAAGCGTCAGCGCCTCATGTTGCGCGTCAGTCAGCACAACTCTACTCTCTTTCTTCATGTCACCCTCCAAGGTTAATTGGATAGGACGTTACATCCTAAAAAAAGTTTATGCAAGTGCATCTTTAGTATTTACATAGGATGATTTGTGGATTAAAGTGATTGTATAAACAGATGGAGACTGACATGACTAAACTTACTCAAGCACAAATATTGAATATTGTAAAAAACAAGCAGATCAGCAAATGCAGCGCTGACCACAAGGCGCAAGTAATGGCGTTTATGTTTGGCGAGGAATATATCGCATCTGACGATAAAGGTGCAAAGCGTAAGTACCGCGTAACTCATGAGGCAAAGTGATGAAACATAAGCTAGAAATTGCCGCCGAAATCATATTCCTTTTGGCTCTGTTCGCCATGCCATTGTTCATCAGGAGTGCAATGCTATGACTAATATAATTAAATGCCCTGAGTGCGATGGCGAAGGCGAGGTTGAGCGCGATGTTTGGGTCCGCCAAAGCTCAACTTGGCACGGCGACTTTGAATCCGTTATGGAAGATTGCGACAACTGTGGTGGCGATGGCAAGATTAAGCCGCTGGAGGAAGACGAATGAAAATTGCAGTCTGGTTTTCTTGCGGTGCGGCCAGTGCCGCGGCACTCAAGCTAACCGTTGACAAGTATGGCGCTGACAATGTGTACGCTGTCAACAATCCTGTCATTGAGGAGCATCACGACAACAAGCGTTTCGCTGAAGATGTGGCCAAATGGGTTGGCATTGATATTCAATATGCAGTCAATTCCAAATACCCATTGGCATCTGTGGTTGACGTATTTGACCGCCGCAAGGGCATGGCTTTCCCACACGGCGCACCATGTACGGTTGAGCTTAAAAAGCGCGCTCGCCAAGAGTGGGAGGAAAGCCATCCAGTTGATTGGCATGTCCTTGGCTTTACTGTTGATGAGCGCAACAGGCATGACAGGTTTGTTATGACTGAGCGCGACAATGTATTGCCGATCCTGATTGACGCCAACATGACAAAGAATGATTGCGCCGATATGATACGCGCCGCTGGCATAAAGTTGCCTGAGATTTACGGGCGCGGGTTTCCAAACGCCAACTGCATTGGTTGTGTAAAGGCGACCAGCCCGACATATTGGAATTTGGTACGCCGCGAGTTTCCAGAAGTTTTTGACCAGCGCGCAGAGCAATCACGCAGGCTTGGAGCAAGGCTTGTGCGCGTAAAGAACGAGCGCATCTTTCTTGATGAACTCGACCCCAAGGCGAAGGGTCGACCACTGAAAACTATGCCCGACTGTGGCTTATTTTGCGAGGAAGACGAATGAAATACGATCCAGATGCACTTACTCGCCACGTTCTCGACTGCGCTCAGCAGGGCATGTCACAGATTGATACGGCTGAATTACTGCGCGTATCACCGTCAACAATTGCCCGCATATGTTTGGCAGCAAACATAAAACTTGAAAGGAAGAAACGTGAATACGGACCAAACTCAGATTATTATAAAAAGGCTAGAGCGCAACAACAGCATAATGCTGACCGAGCAGAAGACGGCGATGAGGCCAAACTTAAAGCAGCGGCTAGAAGAGCAGAAAGCGCTTCTCGATCTGCTAAAGCGCGATATGAAAAAGATGCAGCCGAGCGATTGAGGGCCAAGCTGAATGGCGTTACCGATAAGCATGAGCGCTTTGAGATCACATACGGCCACTGCCTATGGGAGTTTGAAACGCTCATGTATCGCCAGCGCAAACGTGAAGCCCTACCATCTGGCCCGCGCAGGCCGACCACAATGGCACCATCTATGCAGCGCGCAGCTGAGGCCAGCAAACAGCACAGCATCGAGCAAGGCAAGCGCCTGTTTTCTCTGATCCCGTATGACCAGCGTGTGACGGCAGCAGAGGCCGCTGAGCTGCTGGGTGACAGCATTCCGCGCACGTCAAGCTATCTCAAGAAAATGTGGGAGGCGAACAAGGTTTATCGCGTGCGAGACTTTGTTGAAGTGCCGGGCTACACCAAGCGGCAATGGCGCTGGGTGTTTAGCAAGCAACCCATTCAGCCGTTGAATAACTGCTTTGAGGATGAGCAATGAAGTATGGATCAGTTTGCTCTGGCGTTGAAGCCGCCACTGCCGCGTGGCATCCACTTGGCTGGGAGCCGCAGTGGTTTAGCGAGATAGAAAAGTTCCCAAGCGCCGTGCTGGCGCATCACTACCCAGATGTCCCTAACCTTGGCGACATGACACAATTTAAGGAGTGGCCCATTGACAGATCAATTGACCTTTTGGTCGGAGGAACCCCCTGCCAAAGTTTTTCAGTCGCAGGACTTCGCAAGGGACTTGATGACCCAAGGGGAAATCTCATGCTCACCTATCTTGCCATTGCTGCACAATATCAGCCCAAGTGGCTGGTTTGGGAGAACGTCCCCGGCGTCTTGTCTAGCCAACGAGGACGGGATTTTGGAACCTTCCTCGGGGCGTTGGGCCAGCTCGGGTATGGGTTCGCCTACAGAGTGCTTGACGCTCAATACTTCGGAGTGGCCCAGCGACGCCGCCGTGTGTTCGTTGTCGGATACCTTGGAGACTGGCGACGTGCCGCAGCGGTTCTATTTGAGCGCGAAAGCCTGTCAGGGCATCCTCCGCCGAGCCGAGAGGCGGGGGAAAAAGCTGCCCCCACAGTTACACAAGGCGCTCCATTCAGTCGCACAGGAAATCAGCGAGTAGAGGTGGAAGCTATTGTGGCTAAATGCTTGACTGCGCGTGGCGCTGGTGCTGGCAATTGCGATCCAGAAACAAGCAACATGATACCCATATCCTTCGGCGCGCAAAACAGCGCCAACCAAGGCGACAGCGTGTCAACGGAAGTCACGCCAACGCTGGATAAAAGCAAGACGCCAGCGGTGGCTTTTGCGATACATCCACATTCAATAGGTCGCAAACCAAATGCGGGGCCTCAAGGTAGGGATCATCTTGACGCAGAGCAAGCGTACACCCATGACGCAAGGGGCGTGGCGCAAGCAGTCGCAAAAGGTCATCAAGTGCGCCGCTTAACGCCAACAGAATGTGAGCGTCTGCAAGGCTTCCCAGACAACTTCACCCGAATACCGTGGCGCAATAAGCCAGCAGAAGATTGCCCAGATGGGCCTCGATACAAGGCGATGGGCAACTCAATGGCTGTTCCGGTTATGCGCTGGATTGGCGAGAGAATACAAATGGTGGAGAGTTTAGATGAATGACAAAGAACTTGAGCGCATGATAAACGCAGCGGGTCTGATTGGAGCCATCTTTGGCTTCATCAGCGGCGCTGGCTTGATGATGCTGGTCGCAATTATATTTTGAAGTCGTGTGGGTGGCCGTTGAAGTGAATGCTGGCACATTTGGTAGCAACGTCATCCTAGGCTAAACAACCGCCGTCCCGCGGCAAGTCGATCTTACTTGTGATGATAGCCACCCACTCGAACTTTGTAATCAAAGCCGCACCCGGTCACAAGCGGTTATTTGAAGCTGTCGAATGTTTTTTGCATTGAATTCTTTTCGTTCAGGAATTCTTTTTTTGATATGTATGTTGTCACGGATGTTAGCTCATCTCCACGGCGGAATATCACAGCGCCTAAATCAATGGATACAAACGCAAAAACGTCTGACACCCCTACGTTCTTTTTGGGCGTGTGGAATGCGTAACTGTTGGTAGTCTTGTGCGTCTTGCTGGCCGTCTTTACTTGCAACGTGAGCGTCTGTGTATCCGTTTGTATATACGCATCGTGATCTTTGATTTGGCAGAGCGTGCAGATGTAGCCAGCCAACGATAAGTAGGCGAGGGCCAAATGCTCTCCGGCCCTACCCACCGCCGCGCTGGCTTTTTGATCCTGCTTTGCCATTTAGCTAACTTAGCCAACCTAGCTAAACTAGGCCATGAGCCAAGTGTGGATTTTTTT